CCGTTTTTTATGGATGTTAGATTTACTTATTAGTATTTCATATGTTAAATTCATATGATTCAATACTTTAATACTTTGAAATATTGAGAAATATTTTTCAAATGTATTAAAAATTTCAAATTGGTGCAAATACTCGTTAAAATTATCAGTAATATTATAAGACATTAATATTGAATTTATAATGTTTGCCCAAAATTCACAATAAGTTTCTGTAATTGAAAAATAACTATTTTTAATAAAAAACATTTTTGTTATTTTATCCTTTATTAATTTATTAATGTTTAATTGTGAAAAATCAAAACACATAGAATGAAATAATTCGTGAATTAATACTTTAAACCATTCTTCTTCCCTATAAACAAGTATTTCCCCTTCACTTTTACACGGCCAAGTTACACCGGTATTAATATGATAACTATCCAAAATTTCATTAGGATTCATTGGCAATTCTTTTTTTAAATTAGTTAACATTATATTTATTTCTAATGTGCGAAGTTTGCGATTTGTTATGAAATTTGATATAAAAAATAATAATTGAATAATGTTTACCTTCATTTGTTCAACATTATATTCATTGTGATTTAAAATAAATATGTTTGTTGTAAAAAATATACTCCCGATTTTAATTTTAAATGTGTACAAATAACATAATTTAGTTTTAACTAAATTTTGAATATTTCTTGAGAGAAAAATACTTTGATCATTTAAAAAAGTATATTTGTTTATAATATCTTTTTTATTGTTAATATCAACAATTGTTTTTTCAATAGAAATTTGTTTAGTATTATCTAAATTTATATCAAATTTTTTTAATAGATTATAAAATTCGCGCATTATTCTTTTATTTTTCGCTGTTAATTTTGTTTCTTCAATTTTATTCATATTTTTTAAAAAAATACCAATAAAATCATTGCTAACTTTTGGTAATATCATTTTATAATTATATAATAAAATAATATTATTGACCGTTTAATTCTTTTCTTATTTTCATTGTGTTTATAAATGGTACCAATTTTGTTGCTTGTCCGCGACGTGTTTCAAGATGTACAAGCTTTGCCTCTTTTGTTGCCAATAACACTTTTTTGGACGGTTCATCTTGTGTGAATTTTAAACGTTGACCAGCTTCCATAATAATTTCATTATTCCCATCACTAAAGAAATCGCTATCCATTTTAATAGAATCATCGCGAAATTTCTTTCTTTTATTGTCTACTTTAATAAATCCGGTTCTTCCTCCGGCCCCCAATGCTTTTCTTGGATCGGTTGCAATTTCCGATTTAGAGTCCATTGAAAATAATTTAAAGTAATCGGGGTTGTTTTTCTTGAATTTATGCGCGTGGTACCAATGTTCAACCGATGCCCAATTTAATGTTTCACCTTCTTCGGAACGACTGGTAAATAAAGCTAATATATTACCGTCAGCATCATTTCTTGTATGAAAATTAGATAATACTTTTCGCCAATCACGGATACCAGCTAATTCACTGAAATCAGAATCGTCACTTAAAGTCTCACCTGCACCAGCTTTTCCTTTTCCGGGAATAGAATCTGCCGAACGACTATAAAATTTAAATATATCTTTATCATTGTAAAGACCACCCATTTCAGGACCGTCCATATCAAGTTCATCCATACCATCCATCAAATCGTTTTCCATATATTCACTCATATCTTCGCTATCTTTACTACCGATTTGCTGTAATTTTTCAGCATCAATTTTAATTTCTTTACCAACCACATTGTCACCAACAGAAATATCAATGGGCTTAAAATCCAATTCATTATCTTTTATACTTGGTAATTTTACAGATATTTTAGATTTTTTAATTGATTTATGTTTTGTATTTGAATGTAATTTTTTCTTTACACGATTTTTAATAATATTAAAATCTTCAACCAATATTTCTTTACAAACATCTTTATATTTTTTCTTGATTAGTTTATATTGAATTGTTGAATTGAATGGTGTTGACGATTCTTCATCTTCTACAAAAATTTCATCATTTTCTAATTTCCTTATATCTTTTACAGTTGGCAAAATATTATATATATAATTAGTCATAGCGTTTTTTAAAAATGTATTATCATTACCCAATCTATAGTCTTTTAACATTTTTTTAAATTTTTTAATATTATCATCCAACGTACGATTTAATTTTAATACTTGATCTGTTTTGAAAATACGGTTTACTTTTTTTTCCTTTTTTTCCCCTTCATCGGCGTCTTTTTCGGCGTCTTTTTCGGCGTCTTTTTCGGCGTCTTTTTCGGCCCCAACCAACTTCGGTACAGGAATAGTATATAATTCCTCGTATTTATGAGTATTTATAAATTTCATCATATTTGATTCTCTCTTGAACTCATCTTTTAAATTTTGAAATTCACCTAAAGCGACGTCTTCATTTTCTAAATTAAATAATAAATTTAACTTATTTTTAATTATTTTATCCTTAATGGTTTCTAAATTTCCCATTGTTCTTTTTTCAAATTTATCATAAATAAAATATTTAGCAGGCTTTATTTCAATATTTAAAGAACATTTTTTGTCTTTTGCATTACATTTAGCCATATATACGCCATTGGAAATTTCAAAGGTTGTTCCGCCATTTTTTCTACATTGAATGCAATTTCTTTCTAAAAGCCTTATTTTATTTTTAAATTCACCTTTATTCTTTAATGAACGTAAATGCTTTCTTTTTTTCAATTGCCATTTTTTTATATACTTATTTTTAAGTGCAAAATAAGTATTTAAATTATCTAAATACTCTTTATATTTTGGTCCAAAATCATCACACATCTTATATTTTATAAATATATTTTATAAATATATTTTATAATGATTTATAATTTATAATATTTCTCGTGTAATAATTTATAATCGCTTTGAAATTTAGGAAGGTTTGTTATATTATTTTTTTGTTGCATCTCTCTCCTTTCAATAACATTTCTAACTTTGGATAAAATATATATTTCTTTTTCTCTTTTTTTTTCAGAAATTTCTTCATCTGTTAATTTATTTTTAAATTTATATGTTAAGAAAGTACCCATTATAATTATAAAAACTATTAACAATGAAATGTTAAAATATAAAACTTTCATTTTACCACGCTTAATATTTGATTTTTTTAATGTTGATGATAAAAAGTATTTTGTACCGGGTTCAATTAAATAAGGTTGTGACATTTATATAATAAATAAGTATTATTATGAAAATATATTATACCCATTATCTATAAATAAAATGCCAGAAGAACATCCAGAAAATCAAGAAAATCCAGAAAATCCAGAAAATCCAGAAAAAACAGAAGATACCCCACCGCCAAATAATTCCGGAGGTGGAACTGGCAATTTTATGATGGGGATTTTGGTACCATTGGTTGCTTTTTATTTTATAAGTTATAAATTATACACCGGGTCATATGATGATCCATTGGCGATTGCCGATATAGCATCAAAGATAACAATTTTAAAAATTGTCTTGTTGGTAGTTATTTTTTCAACTATGTATGCTTTAAATACTTCCACAATGAAAAAAATGTGTCCAAACGGTACAAAAAATCTTGTTTCTAAAGTATTTTTTAGCACGTTTATTCCTTTCGTGTTCTTATTTGGAACAATTGTTGTCGCATTATCATTAATGCCCGGGTGGAAGGCGCCTTTTTCAAATACTTTAGGTTATGGTCTTATTAAAAATGTTATATTCAGAAAATTATTTAGTCTTCAAGACTGGTTACAAGAGGGTGAAACAGAAGGCAATAGCGACTTGGCTAAATTTAATCAGAGATCAAATAGAACATTTTTTGTAAACGAATTAACACCGGAAAACTTTTTTCAGGCAGTTGATTCATTAGGTCTTACATTTAAAAACCCGGGTGACGATGGTGTGGATTATTCGGTAAAAAAAACACTATATAAAGCGGTTATCGTGAAAGATTCTATTTCTGAATTTATTTGGTTATTTATTACGAGTTTATTGACATTTTCATTATCGCAAATTTATATTATAGATAGTAGTTGTGATCCAGATGTTGATAGTATGACAAAAAAAGATGAAATTGTTGAATTAAATGAATAATACTATTAATTTTTTAAAGAAATAAAAAATTAATAATCAAAATTTGGTATGTTTACATAATACAAAATAAATACATAACTTAAAATAGCTATTATTAGAGTTATGAACCATATTGGAATGACCGTTTTATTTTTTGTACCCAACCCAAATCTTCTAAAACTACCATCCTTTTTATATATGAATGATGGTTTTATATACTGAATAATAAAAAATATAAGTAAAAACAATACTATGGATACAGAAGTAACATTTTTCTGAATATAATTGCGATACATAATACAGTATATATAGATTTTATATATTAGTTTTTAAATTTATTGTTTTAAATGTTTTGAAATTACCAACCATCTTCCCCGTCTGCTTCACCGTCTTCTTTTAAATTTATATGATTCACTTCCCTTGAAATTATATCATTCGTGTTTTGTTCTTCTAAATAATCAATTTCTTCTAGTTGCATCTGAAATAATTCCATATTTGCCTTTGTCGTATCCGTAATAATACCAGATTTTCTTTCAATTATTATTCTATTTTCAATTTCTGTTCTTTCTTTATCATATTGATCAGGGTCATATTCGAATACGGCTCTTGAGCCGCCAAATCCCCAACGACCCAATTTATGATTTTTCATTATGTTTTCTATTTGACGCGATTCAATGGTGAGATTTTTTAAATTTAAACGAATTCTGTCTTTTTCTTGTTCCTTTGATTTTAATATATTCGTTTCTATTTTACCATTTGTTAAATTCATTATTTTCTTTCGGTTGATAAATATTAATATATAATTTTTTAAAAGTTTAGCTATTGTTTTTTCTAAATTATCCCGAAAGCCACTCATAATAGTTGCTTCCACCGTTTTTTTTCTAGTAGTTTTTTCTTCACCAATATTTTCAATTGATGATTTTGTCTTAATTTCATTATAAAGATCTATATGCAAAATTAATGCGCAGAAAAAGAAATATTGGTGTATTTTTATGAAAATTTCATTATTAATTATGGTATCTTTATTATTTCCTATAATTTTTGAATAAAATGGTATATTTTTCACAATTTCTATTAAATCAACCGTTTTTGCCTTTATAACCAATAATAATTCAGTTATTTCTTTGTTATCATAAAATTCATTTAATAATATATGTTCATTTTTTATAATTTTTTTTACATCATTTTCGTGTCTCTGTGAAATACCCCAATGTTCGGGAACATACATATCATAAGAAACCTTTTCCAATATTATACTCGGGTATATTAAACAAATATCAACTATCATTTTATTTATTTGTGATCCTGTAAAAAACGATGTTTCATCTTGAACAGACATATATTTCTCATTGCCTTTCAACTCATATTTAATAAATGTTTTTAAAAATTTTTCTATTTTTCTAAAACCTTTATTTAAGTTTGTTTTTAAAAATTTAGTTATTTTTGTAAATTGCAATTTTATTTCTTCGTTTAAAAATAATAATAAATTATCTTTTTCTTCATTGGTTTGTGGTGTATATCTTACAGAATATTTTTGAATTAAATCTAATATTTTAGGGATTATTTCTTTATTGCATATTTTAACATCTTCCTTGCTTTGTATATATTTTAATAACTCTTCAAATACAATCTTGTTTATTTTATATGTTTTGTCAAATTTTATATAAACTTTATTTTCCCTATTTATATATTTCATAAGCAATTGTAAACTTTTCTGATTATAAATATCACCATTTTCACGTTTAATTATCGCTATTTTTTCTTGAATTGTATTTAAATCTTCAAATGCGCTGATATTTTTAATACAAAGTGAATCTAATTCCGGTGGTATCCCACTTTTATATTTACAAAATTTAATAAAGGTTCTGTAAATGGTTTCTTCAGAATAATTCGCAGACACAACGCCAATTGGTGTTTTTGTATCTTTTTCTGAGAAAATATATTGCGTTCTATTTAATAATTTGACTTTATTGAGTAAATCAATTAATGTTTGAACAAATTCAACATCCCGTTTTATTGTTGGGTCTTCTTCAATAAAATAATGATATGTATTTATTTTTTTTTCATTACAACAGGCGTTTTCTATATACGGTACACCACTATTTGTAACAAATAATTTATCTTTTCTTCTAATAATACTATTTATTTTGCTAATAATGTACATTGACAGTGATTTTATTTTTCCTTTAATTTTATTAATAATAATAAACTGACCATTCTTATTCTTTGTAATGGTTGTCAACAATTTCGGTTTTATTGAATTACCAAACATTTTTACTTTATCAATATTTATTGTATTGAGTGGCGGCAAAAAATTAGTCCATTTTTTTATATTAAACTCATCCGCAATCATAATTTGATCTAAATTTGAAATCAACCACTCGCGTTTCATTACTAATTTTTCATTTATCTCGTTAATACTTATCACTTCATCAATTATAAATTGTTTGAATTTAATAATAAATTTTTCTATTTTTTCTTGAGAGGACTTTCTTCTCAACCTCGGTAAACCGGTCCACGGCCTTGAATCGTTTTTTATTTTTAAAAATACACATAAAATATATTCAATAAATCCGATATTTGAAGATGATTCTTCCAATGGAAAACCAGAGAAATTTCTTTTACACCCGGGGAATGTTTTTGATGTTTGGATTGGTGGGACAGACGATTGGACGGAAATAATATATAAAGCCATAATTGAATTTATTATCTTTTCATCAACAATATTATTATAAGGTTTCAATTTTTTCCCCCTTTTTTTTGCAAACGCTTCCTTTTTTTTATATTTTTCTTCTGAAATTATATTTTTTAATATTTTACTTGTATTTTCAACAATGAAATCATACGACTTTAACATATCAAAACCAATATTTTTATCTATCGTTTCCAATATTGAATATATAACCCTTGATAATTTGGTTTTATGAGAATATTCACTAACTTTAATTGTTTCTATAATTAAATCACCACCATCCTTATCCAAAATACCTCTTGATTTATTTTTATAGCCTTCTGCGTTATAACCTTCGCCTGTATCCAATTCAATATATTTAATAACATATCCGCTATATTTGTCTACCAATTTATCACCATCATTGCTCAAAACACCTCTTTCCTTGGAAATATATTCCATTGTGTTTTGGTAATTATTACTCTTATACGATTGTGCCAAATCATATAAAAATGTTGGCATCAATTGGAAATCCGTATCCAAACAATATGCCCAATATACATTTTCTTTTGCATTTGTAATTTCATATGGGCGGCAATATTTATTGTAAAACAATATAATGTCATTATTTTTTTTAACAATATCTTTTTGCGATAAGATAGAATTGAGTATTTTTGAATATGGTGAAATCCTTAATTCATCTTGATCAATATTATGCGATATTTTAAACATCAAATTATTTTTTTTTAAAAATTCTTTTTTCAAAAACATTAATCGTTCTTCAATAAAAATTAACTGTTTTTTCCTCTTTTTATTCAGATCTTTTTTTAAATCAGTATATGATTTATCCAATTCATTTGAAAAATTATCTATAATATCGGTTATTAAATTATTATGTATTTTAATTTCATTTTGATCATCCGTGGCACATTCGCTATTAATTTTTAAACATTTATCTCTTATATTACAAAAAATAGAATCATCGGGCATTTTATCGTTTAATTCATCTTTCAATCTCCACTGATTATTTATTCTCTCATAATATCTATATTCATAATCACCCATATCCAATATTGCATATTCGCCATTAATAACTCTTTTTTGAGTAATAACCATACTTTCCGAATCTCTTTCAGCCAAATCAGGTTTTACACCAACAACGTTTATTAAATGATCTTTTAAAAAATCTTTAAATTCTTCATCAGTCATATCGCGTTTTTCCCTTAAAAATTCATTTAAAATATCATACATTGTGTTATCATATTTTTTATCATAAAATACAAATTCAGCATTATTATCAGCTTGTAATGTTTCAATGTCTTTATATGTTTTGGTTAATACGAAATTTTTACAAGGGTTTTCTGGCAACTCTTCTTTGCTGGAAAGTTTATCATCGGCATATTTTATTTCCTTTTCCAATTTGTCTTGTAAATTTAAACTTTCGCGCAAATCTATTTGCAATAACCCCATTAATGTATTCATAATATTTCCCCCATCTATTTTATATATTTCACGCGTGATATCATTATTTCCAATATCCTCAAAATGATAAACATTTTTTATAATATCACGGAGATTTAATATTTTTTTTTTCATTGGATTCGCATCTTTGTTCTCTTGATCTTTGTTCTCTTGATCTTTGTTCTCTTCACTTAAGTCTTCGCTTAAGTCTTCAACCAAGTCTTCATCATTTATATTATCTTCCGATGAAAACAATTTATCTAGAATTGTTGGATAAACGGTATCCGAGTCTGGGACTTTTTCAAAACCCATAATTCTCCCAGACAATGTTTTTTTAAATTTGGTAATATTTTCATTCACTAAATTATCAATAAGCGTATATTGCAATTTTGTTAAATTTTTATAATAAATCAAGAATGGTTCCAATTCATTTAAAAAATTATTAATATTCGTTTCATACTTTAAATAACCACTGAAATTTTGAATGATCTTTTCAGTGGTGGGTATCATTTTATCTAAAAATTTATCATATAATTCTTCGTTATTTCTCTCAGAATATTTCAATGTCTCAACAAATGATATTTCGGAAGGATATTTCAAAAAATTTGTACCATAAGACAACTCTTCAAAATTTTCATCAATATAATATTTTATTAATTCTTTATTTTCCAAAACATCATAAAATTTCAAATTATTATGCAGTAAAACTTTTTTATACATATTTGTTTTATGCAATGATAGTTTTGATAATTCAGTAAAATATTTCGGCATCATTATAAATCCTTTCAAATAAACCGATTCATTTTGTATTATTGGTATTTTTTGATATATTTTATGTTTAATCAATGGGTCTTTATACAAAATATTCTCACCTGTAATATATTTTTGAACTGCGAATTTTTTCTCACCAAGCATAGTTGTATCTTCATCCACCGATATGGAAACACTTGAATTATATTCATCTAAATTATCAATTATAGTATGAATATCACTATTAATATTTACTTTACTTATAACATTGTCCCTGTTATTCGGTCCTTGGGATAACAATTGTATATTATTGATTTGTTGCTGTATATATGAATATTTTTGCGAGTTATCGGGTACGACGTTTGTCCTATATGATTCCATTATTCTGTTAAAATTATTAATAAACTTATTTGTTTCATCCGGGACTATATCATTTTGAATTTTATCATCAATGATATTAATATCATATATTTTTTTCCTATTTTTAACAACCGGTATTAACCAAGACAATTCGGTATTAAAACTTTTTAAATTTTTAACCAAAGGTTTGGTATTTATTATTTTTTTTAAAGAATTAATCATACCGTCATTTGAAAAATCGGAGAATCCAAGTCGCAAATCTTTAAATCTATCAATTTCAATATGTATATTTTCCAAAACTTTATAATTTCTTTCCGATGTTGGATATTCTGCCAATAATGCATCTAACATATCATTTATTTGAAAATCTATAGGATATTTTCTTTTTTCCGAATCAACTTCAAACACATTAACAATTTTTTCCAATTCTTCATCTTCTAACAAAATGATAGAATTTGCATCTATTAAAATTTTTTTTAATTCATCTTTTATATCATCTTCTTCAAAGTTTAATTGAATGTCATCATAATCGTCATCATCCATTTCAACATCTATGGATAATTGTTCGCCTTGGCTTTTTTTTAAACTATTCATCGCATCACTTAAATTTGCGGGTTCTTCTTCATCTATATCTTCTAGCGAAATTTTAACTTTTGGTTCAGAGAATGGTCTTATTTCAATAATATTTAAATCTTTTGGCAAACCTTTATATTCAAAATCTATGTAAATTTTTTCTCTTGATGGGTACAATGAAATTTCTACCATATCATTTTCCAAATTTGAAATTTGACCATTAATAATTATCGGCACATCTCCTCCAAATTCAAACGTCCACCACGATTGCATTAGTAAACCATTTTGTCTGGCGAACCCCTTTTCTTCAGGAAAATAAACAATATTTATAGCTGTTATTGATTCGTCGCTTATTTTACCGTTGTTTAATGCAATATCTCTGGATGTTTTATCCAAATCATTAATCAATGTAATTATATGTTCATCTAAATATTCAATGTAGAATATTTTATTATTTAAATCATCATTGGCAATAGCTTCTAATTCAATAAATTGTCCCAATTCTAAAAATATATTATCCTTTTCTTTCTTTTTTTTACTTTTTTTTAATTTTCTTTCTGTTTTTTGGATATTTTGCGGAGCATCTCCAGCATCCCCAGCATCCCCAGCATCCCCAGCATTTATTTCTTTTGAATCTATTTCTTTTGAATCTATTTCTTTTGAATCTATTTCTTTTGAATCTATTTCTTCTGCATCTCCAGCATTTATTTCTTTTGAAACATTTTTACTTGTTATTAAATTTTCAGTATTTTTTTCCATTACTTATATTTAATATATATTATAATACCTTTTTTTTTTATAAATTGAAATAAAAAATATATTTAAAATAGTTACAGAAATATATATTATAATGACAACATTGGGTATTGAAAAAGCTTTGAAAAACGAAGATGGTGAATTAACAATTAAAAAACACAATGGGTTGTTTTTAATTAAATATAAAAAAAAATTATTAACAATACAAAATGCATATACATTGGGTTTGTTTCGGTCAGTTATTACAGATGGTAATAAAATATTATCATTTGCGCCACCTAAATCTGTTAATTATAATCAATTTATTGCTGATAATATTTATGATCATTGCAATATTACAGAATTTGTTGATGGTACAATGATAAACGTATTTTACAATACTTCTAATATTAATAAAAATGGTAAAAATGAACCAAAATGGGAATTAGCAACAAGAAGTAAGATTGGTGCTAATTGTAGATTTAATTTAAATTCAAATAAAACATTTCGCGAAATGTTTTATGAAGCTTGTGTTCCAAGTGGGTTACCTATATCAGATTTCTTTAATAGATTAAATAAAAAATATTCTTATTCGTTTGTTCTCCAACATCCTGAAAATCGCATTGTGCATAAAGTTGGAAAACCGCTTCTATATTTAACAAATATTTATGAATCAAACGGTTGTTGTATTAATGATAAACATTTATTATATTTATCCGATGAGTATAAAGCACAACTGCACAATATCTCTGACCATATAAAATATCCAAGAAATATTAAAGAGATGTATCCAAATAACACAAATTGGGAATACATTAATTTACTTTGCTCTGGTGAACAAACTAGTTTTGAATTGCAGGGGTTTGTAATTACGAATGATAGAAATGAAAGAACTAAAATTAGGAATATAGACTATGAAAAGATTAAAAGACTGCGAGGAAATAGTCCTAAACTTCAATTTCAATTTTTAGAATTATATAAAAGTAATGAAGTTGAAAAATACCTTCGTTATTTTCCTGAAAATAATGATAAATTTACAGAATATAAAAGATTGTTTTATAGATGGACCGAAACGTTTTATGGTTTATATATTGATTGTTTTATTGAAAAGAAAAAAAAATTAAAAGATTGTCAATTTGAATATAAACCTTTGCTTTATCATCTGCACAAACATTATCTTGAAGAATTAAGACACAATGATAAAAAAGTAAATTTTACATACATTAAAGAATATGTCAAACATATCCCAACAGAAAAAATAATGTTTAGTATGAATTATAAATATAGATCTGTTGATAAAAATATTAATACCTCAAATAAACCCATCTCAAATAAACCCATCTCAAATAAATGAATCATCAATATGTTTATAAATTCTTTGTGAATAATCAATACAAGCCAATATAATCATTTTAATATTTTCTTCATTTGAATTTTCTCCATTTTTAAATACAATTCTAATTATTGAATCGTCATCGTGGGGATGTTCCTTTATAAATCCAACATATGAAAATGTCTTGTTTTTTTTAAAATATCTATCGTGGAATAAATACTCTAAAACTTTCCCCATTGTATAACTAATATTTGGAAGAATAATGTCATATGAATATTTTGTATTAATCGTATCCTTTATAAATTCAAGTTTATTATCTTGAACTAATTTTTTTAAATTTTCAAATCTATTAATTAATATATTACAAGCAATTTTAATCAATTCTTCATTGGTATAAATACCAATTGTTTCTAATTTAAATTGGAATGAATCATCAATAAAATATCTTTTGGCATTATGTACCATCCAATTTTTTTCAATATTATCAATATCTTTATCATTGCCTTCTTTTTTCAACTTATCTTTATGCGTTAACCACGCTTCGTTGCTTTTCACTTCATCAACTGTATTTTCGTAACCGATAGTTGAACATACATTGCATTGGCTATTAATTTTGGAAGTACTTTTATGCAACCGCGCTTGAAATTTTAGTTTTTCACCGTCTAATGTTTTTGATAAACTTGGTTTCAAACGATTGAATAAAATATAATCATTTGTAATTTTATTTGGTGGGAAAATTTTCTTAACGAATGCATCAGTTAAATATTGATTTGTGGCAATATCTTTGATTTTGAAATCTTCTGTTGTAATAAACTTAATTTCTTCCGTTTTATTTGTCATATCCAATTCAATCATTAAATTTTCAATAAGATTTGGTGTTTTAATATGCAACGGGATACATCCCATTCGTTGTTTTATAATCTCATTTGTCAAAGATGTTGTATTTTCATAAATAATGGTGGATACTAATTCAGTTCCAACTTCATTATGTGGGTCTGTTTTAATGCATACAACCGGTATATCACTCAGGATTGTTCTCCTCAAACCATTTATAACGCTAACATTGCAATTTTCTGCTGTAAAATATAACATTTCATTCGTCTCTTCTCTGATATCAACAATGCGAGGTAATTCCAATTTACTTTCACTCATAATTTATATTATTTATTAATATTTAAATATTAATAATATTATCAATTTTAATAAGTTTAATATTTGTATTGAAAAACTTTTGTAAATATAAAAATGAGTTATGTATTATATTATAGTAAATATTGTAATAATTGTAAAAAAATAATTCATAAAGTCGGAAAAGATAAAATTAAAAAAGATATACATTTTTTATGCATCGATAAACGTAAAGAAATAGAAAAAAAGGTCTATATTGTTTTAAGTGATGGAAAAGAACTATTGATGCCACCCGAAATTCAACAAGTACCGGCATTATTACTATTAAATAGAGGGAATAGAATTATTTATGGTGATGAAATTTTAGAATTATTTAAGCCCATATTACAATCAAATCACAAAGAAGATACAAATAATAATTTGGAACCTTTAGCATTTTCACATTATGAAATGGGTGCAATGTTATCCGATAATTATTCATATTTAGATCAAAACCCAGATGAATTATCAACTAAGGGTAAAGGTGGTATGCGACAGATGCATTCTTTTTCAACTTGCAATTATAAAGACGAAATAGAAACGCCGCCAGAAAATATTTCTCCAGATGACATTAAATCATCAAATGTTTCAAAATTATTAAGTAAAATGCAAGAAGAAAGAAGTAAAAAATTATCTATTTAAATTATCTATTTAAATTATTAATAAATAAAAATAATTTAAAATTTATTAATAAATATATATAAAAATTTATGAGTGTAAATAAATCAAAAGTATTAAAAATTTTTAATAAAGAAATTAAACTTTTTTTAAATTATATTGTTGAATGTTTCCCAAAAGAAGATTCTATTAAATCATTTAATACATTTATATTAACATTTTGCAAATATAACCCATTAAAATTAATAGAAATATGGAATTATTATATAGCAATGCCATATTTAGATGTTATTAAACGGGGTGATTTTAATTATTTTGAAAATAAAAATTATTCTGATGATTTGAAAGATCTTAAAGGGAATAACGAATATGTTTTAAACTCTTATAATAATTTAAGATTATCAATTTCAACATTGGGTAAAAATAAAAAATCAATGGCAATGAACTATATTCAAATTTTAACTAAATTATCAATCACGTATTTCCAATAATATAAATTAAGATTTTATGTATTTAAAAATTAAAATTATATATTTTTAAATAAGATGGTTAAAAATATTACAACAGATTTTAAAAAATTAATTAAGGATTTAATGACTGATTTATTAAATACTTTTCCGGAATATCGCGATAAATTCACAGAGAATGAGTTGGAGTTTTTAAAAGAAACGGGGGATGAAGAAAAAATGGAAATAGTTTTTAATTATTGTTTAGACATTTACCCTGAGAGATTTTTTGATATTCTATATGAAAACGAAGAATTATTTTTAGATGACAATAAAAATACAAAATTTTTCAAAAATATTGATTTCAAAGATTTATGGGGAGAAGGTATTTCGGATAACACAAAAAAAATACTTTGGAAATATTTACAATTAATATTGTTTTACATTACAAATAATTTAGATGATACAACTTGTTTCAAAGATACGGCGAAATTATTTGAAGCGATTGACGAAAACGAATTAAAACAAAAATTGGAGGATGTTGTATCATCCATTAATAATGTATTTGACGTAAGTGAAAATATAAAAAACGATACTGACGATATTCACGATATAAATAATTTATTTAAAGATATGATGGGAAATATGGATTTATCTGGAAATATGGATTTATCTGGAAATGATAAATTTGAAAAAATGATGAAAAATTTTATGAAGACTAAGCCGCCAAATTTTGAAGAAATGATGAAGGATATGGATATTTCAGGATTGGGGTTTAATTTTATTGATATGGTTAAAAATATGGGAAATGATAAGTCGGGTATATTCGGCGATATGTCTGGTAGCAATATGTCGGGTTGCGATATGTCAGATAATATATTTAATGATTTTTCAGGCAATTCTAAAAATATCCCAAATCCGGATGATTTACAAGATCATTTAAAATCATTAATGGGTGGCAAAATAGGTCAATTGGCTCAAGAAATTGCAAATGATACGGCGAAAGATTTGGATATTGATCCTGATAATATCTCCAGTGTTGATGATGTTTTCGCAAAACTTTTTAAAAACCCTGGTAAATTGATGGGGATGATTAAAAAGGTCAGTTCTACATTAGATGAAAAATTGAAATCTGGTGAATTGAAGGAAACTGAATTAATGAAAGAAGCTAGCGAATTGGTTGACAAAATGAAAAATACACCGGGTATGAAAAATATGGAAAGTATGTTAAATAAAATGGGTATGGGAGGTTTGGGTGGCAAAGGTGGCAAAGGTGGCAAAGGTGGTGGCAAAGTTAATATGAATTTGTTCCAATCTATGATGAAGCAAAATATTAAAAAATCATCCCAACGCGATAGAATGTTAAAAAAATTAAAAGAACGACAATTGGAAAAACATATTCAATCGCAAGTTAATGCGCAAAAAGCGGCTCAACAGGTTGTGCAAAATAATATACCAACTGATAAAGATGGTTATGATGAATTTGTGCAAAAAACATTTAATATAGATAATTCAGTTATGAAAAAAAGTAAAATAAATAAAAAGAAAAAAAGAAAAAAAAGGAAAAAAAAATAATTAATAAAAAAATAAATACTATATATATCTTATAATGACAAAATTTTGGATATATGACGTTTCAGTTTTAGCAAATAAAAATCATCTTTTAGAAGTATGGCCTTATCAATATTTAACATTGGAAAGAAAATTTAATTCCATAAGCAGATTAATTATTTATTTAACAATTTTAGGGTATTTTTTTTCTAAAAAATTAAATGTGTTAATTTCTGGTATTGTAACAATTTTAGTTTTTATTACTCTTTATCACGTGCAAAAAAATAATAAGAAAGAAGGTATGGTTGGGGAACACAAAAGGGGTGGTCAATATAATCAATATGAAAAAGGCGCTTCCGATTTTAAAAATATTATGAAAGATAAGTTTACATTACCAACAAGAAAAAATCCTTTAATGAATGTTATGATGGATGATTACAAATATAATAATAAACGAAAAACAGCAGCACCTTCGTATAATAAATCAGTTGAAAAAAATATAAATAACGTATCTAAAAATCCATCTTTATCAAATAAACTAACTGATAATAATAAATTGTTTAGAGATTTAGGAGATAATTTAAATTTTGAACATACAATGCGAAATTTCCATACTATGCCGAATACACAAATACCAAATAATCAAAGAAGTTTTGCCGAGTTTTGTTATGGAAATATGGCTTCTTGTAAAGATGGTGATGATATATCGTGCACTAAGAATTTAAGAAGGGTTGGTGGCATCCCGTACTAATTATATAATTTTATAACAAAAAAATTATATAAAAAAATAATATTAGATAACATATATATGGCCAGTTTACATACATTTACTTTTGATAATTTATCTAGAATAGGTGATGATGTTTGTGCTTTATCTGAAAGAGATACGCAAAATAATAATTTTGGTACATATACCACAAAAAATTATTTTGAAAAATTTTGCGGTATGGATCAACCCATTAATTTTGCAACAAAACAACCCAATGTATTTTACAATGGTGGTCCCGGTGTTGTCGGTGCGGGGGGTTGCAATGTTGATAGCGATTCAAATTTAAGAATAGGAACTATTCAAACAAATCCAAAATGCCGCATTTCATTAACAGAAAGACCTTTCAAAACAGTACCATTTTTAGGAAGAGGTCGTCCACAACCCGAAAAAGAATCTAAATTACAACAAGGACTTTATGTTGGTGATAAAAAAAGTTGTAAAAGAAATACTGAAAAATCATTCGGAGTTGAACAAGTTGATTTAGTACCTTCTTTACGTGAAACCATTCAAAACCCATCAAACCTTATTGAAGGTGAGGCTAATAAAGGGTGGATTCGTGGTGGCATCCCTTCGCGCGAAATAACACGCGATAATGATTATTTTCAACGCAAATATCGTTAATTTATAAATTAAAAAGATATAAATATTTTAACACATACCTTAATTAAAATGAATTATAATTATAAAATAACTTATTTTAAAAATGATGCAAATGATGCAAATGATGCAAATGATGCAAATGATGCAAATGATGCAAATGATGCAAATGATGCAAATGATGCAAATGATACCCAATACAGAGAAGACATAATACATTTTTTTAATTTAAACGATATGTTTAATGAAAAAATAGACGATCGGTTATTTTTTAAAGTTCTCTCAGACAATGTATATAAAATCTATCTAGATTATAAAGATTATTCACAGATTTTAAATATTTTAACAAAGCTGAAAGATAATTTAAGGATGCCTTTTGAATTAACAAATGATGCATTATTTATGTATTTATTTAGATTTGATTTATTTCATATATTTCATGAATGTTTAATAGATTTAAAAAATACAAATAAAATCACAGAACCTAATTTTCAGTCATTAATGGATTCAATATAAATATAATATATACATATATCAATATATGGCTTCAACAAATTTAAAAAATTCACGAGGACAATATTGTTACGACCAAAGAAGGGAGCATTTAGAACGGGAATATCTTGTTTATAAAGGTGGTGTTATTCCAAAGGAATCATTTTTGCCTGATTTTGGTATAAATATGGGTAAAATGTCTGGTGCTTATTCTCATAAAATTCTTTCACAGAACACGCCCGATTTAGAGAGTTTTCTTTTTGGAATTGGTTCGTCTAATTTAGTCAAACCTTATAGACACCCACCAATGCTTGTTAATAAAGTTGATACAATTAAGTTTTTCAATCAAACGGACGCACAAATGCCTGTCCCACTCGTTGTTGAGAATCGTCAACGACCAACTGGACCTTTTTCTTAAATTTTATATTTTCAATATTAAAATATAAAAATAAAAAAATATAGTATATAAATTAATGGATATTTTTACAAATTTGGAGATTACGCAGAATTTAAAAATTTCAAATGATTTAGAAATTTTACAAGATATCAATATTAACGGAAATATATTAATGTCTGGAGAGGAGTCAACGTTAAATTTAAAAACAATTAAAAGCAATCGGTCCACCACATCGGATCCATTTGGAAATTACGTTGATATTAGTGGATCTGCATTATTAGTCCCGCGAGGCCCATACGAATCTAGAATGAGTACTGCCATTGACGGTAGTGCTACAGCCAAAGCAGGTATGATAATGTATGATACTTCTCAAAACCAATTTATTGGTGTTATTGACACGGCAAAGCCAAACAGTGATGGACCCGAATTAGTTTGGACTGGATTGGGTGGTGTTATTTCTACAGATCAAAAAACAAGAATTGAGACCACTAACGATGATAATAACGATGGGCTTAAATTTTATACCGACGGTAATTTAAATATGTGCATAAATAAAAATGGTAATGTAGGAATTGGTAATGCAATGTTTAGTGCAAATGAGTTTTTATCAAATGCATCACATTTAAATTTATTTACAAATACTGATGCTTCATTTTTAATTAGCCATGCTGCTATAGGAGAGTTGGGTGAACAAGACTTTGGTGGTGGTCTAAAATTAACATTTGATACCGATGGAAATGCTAAAATATATAATACATATTCTACTGGTGATTTAATATTTGGCTCTGGTGGATACAACGACCGAATGCGAATACTCGCGAATGGCAACGTGGGCATCGGTACAGTTTCGTCAACAGCAAAATTACAAGTTAATGGTGAAATTTCAGGGACTAAACTTAGTTTAAATGACGGATTAAGTAACACAATAGTTGGATATCAGGCACTTTACTCTAACACCATCGGGTATAGCAATACAGCAAATGGTTATGAAGCACTTTACAGCAACACGGAGGGGTATAGCAATACAGCAAATGGTTTAAAGGCACTTTACAGCAACACGGAGGGGCATAGCAATACAGCAAATGGTGGTCACGCACTTTATAAAAACACCACCGGTGATTTCAATACAGCAATTGGTTATTTAGCACTTTTTAACAACACCACCGGGTATAACAATACAGCAAATGGTAATCAAGCACTTTACAGCAACACGGAGGGGCATAGCAATACAGCAAATGGTTATCAAGCACTTCAATCAAACACCACCGGTGATTACAATACAGCAAATGGTAATCAAGCACTTTACTCTAACACCACCGGGCATAGCAATACAGCAAATGGTTATCAAGCACTTTATTTTAACACTGGTTCTAATAACACTGCCAATGGTCGTCAAGCACTTTATGAGAACATAACGGGTATTAATAACACGGCTATTGGATATAGAGCACTTTTCTCTAACACCATCGGGAATTTCAATACAGCAAATGGTTATGAAGCGCTGGACAGCAACACGGGGGGGCATAACAATACAGCAAATGGTAATCAAGCACTTTACTCTAACACCACCGGGTATAGCAATACAGCAAATGGTTTAAAGGCACTTTACGCTAACACCACCGGGCATAGCAATACAGCAAATGGTTATGGAGCACTTTTCAACAACACCATCGGTAAGTACAATACAGCAAATGGTTATCAAGCACTTTACTCTAACGCCACCGGGATTAGCAATACAGCAAATGGTTTAAAGGCACTTTACAACAACACAGGCGGGTTTGAAAATACAGCAACTGGTAATCAAGCACTTAAATCAAACACCATCGGTAATTACAATACAGCAAATGGTTATAAAGCACTTTGGTCTAACACCACCGGGGATAGCAATACAGCATATGGATGTGATTCACTTTTCTCTAACACAATTGGTGCTAACAACACAGCAATTGGTTATCAGGCTGGAAAAGCAAACAGTAATAACAAAATTAACACTATTTGTATTGGAGCCGATTCGTCTGTTACCGAAGATAATATGTGTTGTATAGGAAATCCGTTGCTGCCTATGTCGGTGGGTATTGGGACGCCTTCGCCCGAATATAAATTACACGTTGATGGTACTTTTTTTGCAAGTATTTCTATTGAAACCAATGGCGATATTACTGCATTTGCAGCATCTGATAAACGATTAAAAAATAACATTAAACCTATTCAAAATCCTTTAGAAAAATTAAAAAAAATTAATGGTTATACATTTGATTGGATAGAAAAAAAAGACATTCATTCAAATAAAGGAAATGATATCGGTGTCATTGCACAGGAAATTGAAGAAGTTTTACCCGAAATTACTACCACGCGCGATAATGGGTATAAAGCCGTTAGGTATGAAAAATTAACACCGTTTTTGATTTCTTGTATTAAAGAGCAGCAAAAGCAAATTGAAAATCAGCAAACGCAAATTGAAAATCAGCAGACGCAAATTGAAAATCAGCAAAGCCAAATTGAATCTCTACAATATCAGATAGATGAATTAAAAGCTCTTATAAAAAATAAATAATTTATTAAAGTATTTAATTATTATTATATATATATTAATAATGGCAGTAGATGAAACAAATATCAAATTCTCAGATTTATATTCAATTATAAATAATACAACACATAATGTGGAATCTGTTTCTTTATCTGACTTTAGAGGCGAAGGAACAGTCCCGACAGGGGTAAACGATTTAATCAGTATTAGTCTACATTTTAAAGGCCAAACATTTAGTCCCCAATCGACTATATATGAATATCAATCTAAAACCTTTCAGGGTAATGCAACCCAGCCAACCCCAACGGCATCAGTGTTTACGGGTTTATCTAAAACCAACATAACAGCAGAACAATATACAGAAACCCCAATTTCCTGGTATGGTAATATTCAAATAAATGCTTCTATTGTCAAAAATGCAGGTTGCAATGACCATTTTTTTATTCTTACAAGCGACACGAATAAACCAATTTGGTCGTGGGGTAGTACTTCAAACCAATATAAAATAGTATGGAATTGTTCCACGTTGACCCTTTACTACCCAACCGGCAGTGAAAATACTCCCAGCGCTAGTGAGTATCCTAGAACGTATGAATTAAAAATAATTAAAGCCGATAATTTTATTAAAGTATATTTAGATAATGCAGAAGAACCAGTATTACAATGCTCCCTAAATGGTAATTTAGCCGATACCTTTAAAATTTGGATAGGTGCCGACGCCGACGACGCCACCACCGAAGCGGCTGAATTTAATAATGTATCTGTAGGACCAATACCACTATATGATTTTACAAGTCATACATTCACTAATTGTGGTGCAACTGGTCAAAACGGTCCAACCTTAGAAAATTGTAGAACAACATACAATGATCCGACGCCGATATCGTGGACAAGTAATGAAGATTATTTTAATATGACCACACAAGGTATACAAGAATGGACTGTTCCCATTGATGGGACATATAAAATAGAAGTTTTTGGTGCTAGTGGGGGAACACCAAACTCTTCTGATTACTGGGGGATAGCAGGTAAGGGTTCTAAAGTTGAAGGTGAAATATCATTAACAATGCGTTCTAAACTTTTTATTTCTATTGGTCATGAAGGATATCAATCTTCGACAAATACTGCTTTTGGTGGAGGCGGTAAGGGAAATACCTCCTCCTCCAACGGTACCGGAGTTACAGGAGGGGGTAAGTCATTTGTTGCTACAACTGATACTGCTTTTAATGTTGTAGGTAACAATGATAATATATTGTTTGTAGCTGGAGGTGGTGGAGGTCCCGCTGGGTCTACTTATCCGGGATGGTCGATATATGCGGCCAATGGTGGTGATTCTGACTATACAAATGGACACAATGGAAGTAATTCATACTACGACAACCGACCAGGAGGAGGAGGAGGAACCGCAAGCAGTGGGGGTGCTGGCGGTGGTGGAGGTAGCACAGGGGAGTGGGGTACTGGTGGTGATGCCGACTGGAAGGATTCTGATGGAATTCAAGGAGGGGGGGGAGGTGGCGGTTATTATGGTGGTGGGGGCGGTGGATACAAAGGTGGTGCTGGTGGTGGTGGGTCTTCGTTTATAAGTAGTTCAATAACAAACCCAATTGGAAATACCAGGACAGATTTTGGATATGGAAAAGTTATAATAACATTATTATAGTTACTAAAAAAATGTTAATTTTAAAATTATTATTTTTTTAACATTAAATATTTTAAACATCTAATATCAATACTAATTTTACCCAATAATTTCCATCATTATAAATTTTAACTTTAGAAATTTATTAAAATAAAATATTATCATTTATCATAATGGCTTTTACTAGATTTAATTATGATAAATGTAGAACAGAAAAGAATTTACAACAAGCAACTGGTCTCGGTAGATATATGTTAAATGTACCCGGTAATGCAGGTGATAAACCAGCGATTTTTAATGATCCACAAATACGTATGCAAAAATGGGGAGGTAATCTCCAGGGTGTTTATAACGGACACCCTATTGACATTGACAGTGATTTAAAGAATGTAGGGAGAAAATTATCAAAATTTTGCAATGAAAATAAATTCCCAAATAAAAAAGTTAAAACCTTTACGAATCATTACCCGGTGAATAATAACCCGATTACAGATCAATCAAGAACAACACACCCCTCTTGGTTATACAGAGATTTAGAACAAAATCATACATATCCACTTTTATTAGACCCGCAAGAAAATGTATGCAAACAATTTCACAATAATTTAAATACGCGATTATTGGAAAGAGATTCTTATGTACCAGAATATCCCTGTACAATATTAATGCAATAAATTTTTACTATTTTAATTATATTCAAAAAATAATTAAAATAAAAAATGATATATATATAATATGGAATTAGCAATCCCTTTAGTAGCAATTGGTGGATTATTT